GTTATTTTATTTTTTTCTTGAAAATATGCAATACTCGCAATTTTACTCATAAACCACCTTAAATGAAAACTCGCACCTGAATAATCCTCTATCAAGAGTCTCTTTTAATTCTCCGCCAAAGCGAACCGTATATGTTTCGCCATCCATAGGACTAACAAATTGAAAAGCAGATAACTCGCCTAAATGGTCATCATAAAACTCACGATACTCTTCCAATTGCGATAACGTTAAGGCGGGTGAAGTAATACGAAAAGTCATTGCTTTTCTCGTGTTCTTTATCCTGCGTTGTTCCGTATCATCCTCAAAAGATGATACGAGAACATTTCGCTTTGAACTAACTTCCACCTTTTCTCTTGGCAGATTAAAAACGTCCATATTATTCTCGCATTCTCATTCGTAATGACCCATTATTTAACATGTTCTCATTAACAATATTAACAATGACATTTTTAGGCGCATCTGCAACCATCGCCCTTGCCTGTGCTTCTGGCGTTAAGAAGTTATAAATAACAACCTCCCTCGCTTCTCCTCTTTGTGTCGCGGGAGATAAATGCGCAGGCAAAACAGTTTCACCGGCATGAACTATTGCCGGAGACGTTCTCGGAACATAACCACCTTCATCATAAAACGCCCATGACGTCCCATTCGCAGAACCAAATGCTTGCGGAGTCATGCCCCCACCTGTTGGCATTTGTGCAAATCCACCCGCCATCTTTCCGAGCATTAACCACATAGATGACCCTTTTGAAAATGACATTTGCGCCTGTCCAGCAATCCACTGGCGCACCATTTGTGATACCATATTTCCGAACCCTTTTAAAACATCACGACAGAACGACTTGAAATAATCTTTTCCCTTTTTCAAGTTTCCGTCAATAACGTCATCAAAAAACGAGTTCATGGTATTTTCCATTGCATTAAACGTATTCTCAAAAGCATTTTTTACAGTATCCATCCACATTTTCATTTTCGGTTTAAGTTCCATTGTCAGTTCTTCTATTTTCTCATAAACGCCTTGCATGGCAAGCGGGTCATTTTGCAAATGCTGTTTGAGATTTTCCAGTTCTGTTATTTGTTTTTGAATGGAATTTGACGTTGTGATTCCGAGAGCCGATGCCTTGTTTCCAACAACGTCCAATTGATTTTCTATTGATTTTATCTTATCATTAACTTGTTCCAGAAAATAAGCGTCATTTTTTAAATCATCGCTCATTTGCGCAAATACTTTTATCTGTTGTAGTTTTTCTAATTTTTTGGCTAGTTCTTTTGTTGTTTTTAGTCCGGCATCCGCTATTAATGACCACGTCGGGTCAATTTTCGGCGACATTAATTTTGGCGTCATGTCAATTTCAGGCTTTTCAATAGTCTTCGCCCACTCTTCTCGAATTTTGTTGAACGAATCTAATATTTCGGGAAAATTGTTCTCAATAATACCACCGAGCGAATCTAAATCTTTTTCAAATTGAACCTTCATAACGTCAACAACAGATGACGCCAACTCTTTCGCTTCGCCCAACTTTTCTTTCGCCCATCCATAACCAATTGTGAAAGCATCTTGTTTGTTTTTTCTGTAATCATAGTTTAATATGTCCCGAATTGCTTCATCGGTTGCAACCTTCGGACGCGCTTCCGGTTCTCGAAATGCGCTTTTTGTTTCTAATCCAAACTTGCGCAATACGGCACGGACAGCAGACTCGGCTTTTTGGGCATTCTCTAAATTCTCTTTGTAGAACCGAATCGGCAAAATTTTGGCGGCAACCTTAAGAACAAATGTTTCGGGACTGATTTTGAACACGTCCTTTAATCGCTCAATCTCGTTTATCAAATCTTGAACATAAAGCGAAATGATTTGTATTCCTCGACTAAACTCATTAACAAACGTTGCAAACGTTTCATCGCCAAACCATTTTTTTATTTTATCCCATCCCACTTTGACAATATCAACAAACTCTTTCCATGTTTGCTTTATGTTCATAAAATTGTTGACCCACATCGCTCGCAAGGCATACGTCGCAGCACCCACGCCAACAATGGCAATCGTAAGCGGAGAAAACAACACATTCATTGCTGTGATAATAACTTTTAAAGCCGTCATTGCTTTTGATGCGACCCAAATAGAAGAACCAAAAGCAAGCATCGCAGTTCCAGCAATCGCCAATGAGGAAACAATCTTTCCGGCAATCTCACCGTGAGCCGCAACCCAATCTTGTAATATAATAAGACTGTTTTTTATCTTTACAATATACGGATAAAGATATTTGTTCGACGCCATGCCGACTTCTTCCCAAAAGTCGCCAAAGGCGTTTTGCATCTGGCGCAAGCGTCCCGTCACGGATTGCGCTTCTTCTAATGCTATTCCGCCATACGCTTTCCGCAACTTTTCAAACATAAAAACTCGCTGCTCATCGCTTGTCATAGATTTAAATTGCGCCCGCTCATAATCGGAAAAGATTTTTATTGAACGCTCCAAAAGCATGAAATTTCCCTGATATGCCGCACCCACAGCACGAACAGATGTTTCAAAATCCATGACTCCCGCCGCCGCCAATTCACTGGACAATTTAACCGCTTCCATTGCTTTTGACAAGTCGTTTGTATAGGGAATAAATTTGCCGAGCAACGCAGTAGTATCAGTCACGGCTTGACTTGTATTTTCTCGGATATCATTGAAAAAATCTTTTAATTCGCTTTGACTTTTTGATAAATCAATTCCGGCGTTTCTTGCCGTCACAGATAACTTATTTATCGCATCTTCGGCACCCGCTCCGACTTTTGTTATCATTGTCGTTGTTGCAGTAATTCCCGCACCAACAAAAGACAACGACATTCCCAATTGGCGCATATTGGACGCCATTGTCGCCATACTTCGCTTTACATCTGCGGTCGTATTGTTGAGCGTTTGTTTTAATTTATTATTCCAACCGCCCACGTCTAATTTTAAGTGTCCAATTATTGAACCAGCATCAAACATCTTTTATCCCTCGCTTTAATGCTTCCCAATTGCGCTTGATAACCTCGTCCTGATTGCCGCGCAACTTTTCAATCTCTTGATTAATTTCAAATAAAAAAGAGCCGTATCCGTCCACATCGGAGAATCCGGCTCGCACCGCAGACGCCATTAATTTTTCTCGTTCCAAACGTTGAATTTCCGCAATGTTCGCCCATGCCAACAACTCCGCAAAGTCCATCGCTTCAAGGTCTTTGGCAGAAAAACATGCGGGAATATTAACGAGTATATGCGCTATTCTTTCAAGTTCTCGGAGTCTGTTTTTTTTTCCGCATCAATGTTTCCAAAGTATGTTTCACGAAGCCAATTAACAATAGCAGATTTTTTGAAATAGTCCGCTTTGGCAAATTCTTCTTCGGGACAACTGGTCAATGCGGCAAGCAATCTGTCAAATACATTAACCGGCAATATATCGTCTTTTAAAACAGATATTTCCTTATAAATGGCAAACCACTTTTCCGCTTTGGCATTCGTTATGACTCCGATATCATACTTCTTGCCTTCTAACGTGAAAACAAGTCTCGGAAAACGGTCATCAGCGTTAAATTCCCGCATGTCTCTTCCTCCATATTATCCGATTTTATACAACCAACCAATTTTTTCGCCAACACCATTCGCACGGACTTTAAATCCCTTAAATACGATGTTAATAACTCGCTGGGTCGAAACATCATAAACAAGGTCGGCATCAGATATTCTCGGACTTGCCTTAAACACAGTCAACCACTCGTTGGAATTTGTTGATACCGCACCATTGACAATCGGCTTAATTATTAATTTCTGCGCATTGTCATAAGCAGAACGCCCAACCGTAGAACGAACAACCATCGTATTTCCGGTTGTTCCTGAACCCGAAGAACCCGGCATCAATGATACCAAAGTCGCCAACTGGAAGCGCGTCAACGGCACGGATACCTCGCACGCCTCGCCGGTAAATATCTCATCCACCGGTTGACTTCCCGCCACGTCCTCATGCACCGGAGCAACATCTTGCGATGTCTTAAAATGGACACCGCCATGAGATTCGCCAACAGTTCCACCAACAATTGTCGTGCTTCCAAACACAACCGCACATGCGCCCAAATCGCGCATTGGTGATTGATTACCCATAATATTTCCTCCTGTTAAGTTCCCAAAATAGTATATGTTATATTATCATTACCGATTACATCATATTTTCTATTACAACGATAAATATTGACATGAGTATTTATCCCATATTCTGGATGGAAAATAATGCTATACAATTCGGCGCCATATTTCATTACTGATTGTGATATTGTTATCGTTCTTTTTATCTCTTCGCCATCGAAGTTATCAAGCAATTTAATAGCATAATTATCGCTGTCATCACTTGTGATTTCGCTATTTCTAAACTTCATTATTCCTTTTCCACTTATTGTTATAGCGGCATACTCATCAGGCTCAATTACAGAAAAATTACAATTCATAAAATCTATATCATGTTCATTCGCTTCTATTGCAACCGACAAACCATTATAATTATTGACAATAGTGAAGCCCGAAACGCTTATGCTATTTTGAATAGTTAAAACAGGTCTTTTTGCGTCTCCATCATAAGTAGAATTTAATATGCACGTATTTTTATTTACGCCCTGTAGCGTAATTGACTTATCTATAACGACATGTTCATTATACGTTCCGTCATAAACAATTATAGTGTCGCCATCAATGGCATATTCAACGGCATCAGTGATGTTTGTAAAATCACCGCTTCCATCCTGTCTTACATAAATCGTGGTTATATGCGGTTCTTCCCCGCTCGTTTCCCCGCTTGATTCGCTTCCCGACCCACTTCCGCTTGTATTGTTAAAATTTATTTTCCATCCTCGAATTAAATAATGCGCAGTATAAATATTTCGCCCTTTTGAATCTTCGCCAATCGGAGCAGGCAAAGAAACGCAAGCGATTGTTCCAAATTGATATTGTTCATTCGTAATTGTCATGCTATCTAAAACAAGATTAGTCGTCCCATGCAAAAAGTCGTGGATGTTTTCTATTAGTTCTCTTGCCTGCGACCAGTTATATGCCCTTGACATAACTTGTATATCTTTTGAAAACATCATATCGCCATCATATTCCTGAAATCCACCGGTCTCACGAATAAGAACAAGCGTATCAGGGTCTTCCGGCACGAGCAATTGACAAAATAAGTCAACTCCTATCGTCATTCCCAAACTGTTTGCTATATATTGCGTTATCTCTTTTATCATTCTATTTTCCCAAAAACCGCTTTATTGAGTGCGCAACTATCTGCATATATAATCGGAAATTTGTCGCCATCTTTTTTGATAAATAAAATGCGCCTGTTCCGGTCGGTCTCGGCAATCCACGTTTTTCACGAGTAGAACCGAAGTCGAGTTCTGGCGTCTCATGCAACCATGCCGCATACGGAGTGTTAAATCCCACAGTTGCCGTCTTGACCATAGAAATCATAGGTTCTTGATGTTGGCGATTCGGTTCCCCTTTTCCATTTATCGGCGGAGATGTTCCAACCAATTTATTTCCGACAAAAACGCTCCCGCTCCCTCGCAATGTTCCTTCGTCTAACGGCGTCGCCGGTATTTGTAATGTTGCATCATTCAATAATTGCATTCCGGCTTGCGCCAAACCCTTTTCTATCGCTTCCATAATTCTCGCATCAGATTTGTTCAATCCTTTTATTAAATCCGACATGTCAACGTGATAATCAGTCATGCTATAAATATCCTGTAAAATGGACTTTGCGATGAAAAAGTTTTTTCTTTGCGAATTGATAATATCTTATAGGTAATGCCATCAATTATAATTCGGCTTTTCATTTCCACCGCATTCTCTGTTAATATGCTCGCCGCACTCACGACCTCTGCTCCATCCGCAGTTATATGGCGCGTATCATTCGCACAATAAAAACAACGAATTGGCGTCTCGGTTATTATCTCCTCGCCCCACTGATTGTGCGATATGCTTTGGCATATTGCGCTTGTATTTAAATATTCACCAATCATGCACTCACCATATCCGAATACTCGCTGACGCTGTCAATCTCTTTTTCACCATTGGAAAAGTCAACAAGAGTCTCATATTGCCCTCGCAACCTTAACGCATCCTCACTTACCGGCAATAATACATGGGCGCAATTCGGATGAAATGGCGGCATCTTTGTCAACTTTGGGAAGTCGCTCGAATCTCCACTTATTGAAAAAATCTTCCCAGCAAACTCTGGACATCTATCGCCTTCACAGTCTTTATGCTCATGTATAGAAACTTGAACCAAATCGCATCCATAAGCCTCGCAAGTATTTATAGTTCCAGCAGAAGCGGCTTCTCTTGTCCTTGTTCTCGCAACCAACTCCGCATATTTAGATGGTTGATAATCTCGTCCGTTTATGTGAATAAATTTTTCGCCATCCATGCGGCTTATAAAATCGCCAAACAAAGCATCAGAAACAGTTCTGCGTGTTGCGCCTTGAATAACGCCTTGCGCAATTTGCTCATTAATGGCTTGCTCCGTTAATACCTTTTGTTGCGTTGCTCTTAAATATCCCGCCGCCATCCGTTTTATAGAGTCATTTGCAGCCATCAAATCAATTGCCATTTGTTGCGCTATCACTTCCACCGTCCGGCGATTTAATAAGACAAAATCTATATCAAGACGTTTCTTGACAACGCCCATATCTTTTAATCGCTTTTGCGCCGCTTCTGCGCCTCGCTTTAAAGCATCAGCAATTGATTTTTTTGCCGTTATGGCTGCTATGCCATTTAGTTTTTGAACCTCATCTTCGATTTGACGCATTAAAGATTGATAACGCCATTCTGCCGCCGGAGTGATATTCGCATTCAATAACTTTTCGGAAATGATTTTCTGCGCCTTGCGATATTCTTTGAGCATGATATCCGCCTTTTTAGTGAATATATTTTCACCTTGAAAAGGCGATGTCGGAACAAGCGAAACCATTAAACCAACTCCGTTGTTTGCGTTGTCTCTTCTCGTTGCAATTCGACAATGCCAAAAGCAAAAGTTTGCGATTTTTTATAGTCCTTTAAGAAATCCATCGCTGCCTCACAAATTGCTTGCCGGTTTAGTTCTTTATAAGATTCTTGAACAATCCCCGCAGATTGAACGCCTTGACTTCTTAACGAAGAACGAGCGTCTATATCGGCGGAATAATTAAGCAAAAACAACGCCTGCTCTAATTGCGCCCATTTCATCTGTTCGGAGATTGTTGACGTGAAAGAAAACAATGGCGAACTAATCAATTGCCGATAAGCCATCATTAATGCCGCTACCTTATTCGCCCCGCTCGCAAACCAATTTACGACATTAAGCCGAGACTGCATATAGTCATCGGCATAAGTTTCCGTCACCCATCCGTAGGTTGTTTCTGGCATTCTATAACCTCCGCTTTTATACTCTTCACATATTCAAGAACCTTTTGCGATGCCGATTGAACCTGAACGTGCGCCTCCCTCGTCATGACCGCTTGTGATGCCGCCTTGTCCAAAATCAACACCGCTTGAATCAACTCGCCTTTTGTCATTTATAACTCCTTCTAAAATGTAATATTTAACGTCAAAACTCAACGTAGCGACACTTTTTGTTATTATCCCTTATGATTTGCCTCGTAATACTCTTCCCATGCCTTAAATCGCTCTTTTAACGTGTTTTTGTCATGGCATAACGCCGTATTGGACATGCAAGTCGGCAAGTTCTCATATTCAAGGGTCGGAATCACCCATTTTGACGCATTCGGAAACTCGCCACATTGCCAGTAAATATCATTCAAATTGGAATGATTTATGAGCGGACGCAGATTATAATCTAAAAATCTTCGCTCCGTCAACACACATACGCCCACAAAAGCAACTTCCACCGGATTGCTTATCTTGTTGGCGGCAAAAAAAGAGGAATTTAGATAATTCGGATTATCTAATTTGCGTCCAATCAAGCCGACAAAATCAGCACCGATGCTCTCTTTCCAACCAATCATATCTTCTATCAATTTTTTTCTCGGCAGAACATCATCATCGGCAAATATAATATAATATCCGCTCGTCAATAACGAAAGACATGAGCGGCATACATTCCCGAAATCATGTTCAAATCGCACATAAAAGACTTTGCTCTTGTCCTCTGATTTGTAATAATAATGAGGATGTTTCGGAGTCGGACAACAATCGCACAAAATTATTTCATCCGCACCGGCATTAATCCACCCTTGAACAATCTTGTATATGTCAATTGCCCTCTGCTCATCCTTGAACGTCAAGACAACACTGATTTTCATTTCTTCACCTCCTAAATATCAATTATGGCATAATAAAAAGGACTATTTTTATAAATGCTAAAATTATTCGCTCCGTTCTCTTTAAGCAATACAGTCAAAGATTCCATGCTATAAAGACGCAGATGTCCCGGGTCTTTAACAGATGCGCAAGGCGTTGTTATAATAACTCGTTTCTTCGCCCAATTCATTAAACCACGAACAAGCAAAGCATCATCATAAACATGCTCAATAACTTCCGAACAGACGACATAATCAAACATTTGACCACGATTCAGCAATCCACTTATCTCGCTCAAATAAAGAAACATGATATCCGGAAATAGTTCTATGGCTTTGTCAACCGCAGCGTTCGCAAAATCAACACCAAACCATTTAATTCTGTTTCCAGTTTTCTCTTTCATTATATTGGTTGAATGTCCGCAAGCACAACCAACGTCAACGGCGGTTCCTTCGCCATCTATAAATGAGCATATATTATCAAATCGTATTTTATGCTTATCGATTTTTAGATTGTTCCACACTTGTTTTTTAATCCAGTGATTATTTATATAATCATCGCAGTTCACGCAACGCCTCCATTTGAGAAACGTTAAAAGATGCCAAAAACCGCATAACCTCAAAAGGCGACATGGCTAATAATTTGCCGTGCGAATATAAGTCGAATTTTTTTTCATCACTCAACAATTCTCGTTTCTGTTCCACCGATGAAATATTTAAATGATGTTTCACAACGCAAATCATATTGTCCGGCAATCCAACGGCATCATTATCACTCGCACCAGACGCATGTCCGTGGCAAGTATTATTTAACTTCCAGAATAAATCATGACATTTATATACGTCTTTTTTGAACAAATGAGCAAAAAACGGAGAACCAGAATTTTTATAGGGCGCAATTGTCATATTTATTCTATCCCATGTTATCCCCTTGCGATAAACAAACGTTCTGCGCCCTTTTTCATCAATTTTAAGATTACTCATAACAGCATCCATCATTGCTCCAAGAGCGCGGCAATGATACAAATCATCGGAATCAATTCTAATCACGCATAAATAATCGCTATTTTGTTTTTCGATATACTCTTTCATACAATCATAACTTACGTATAATCGCTCATGCCATTTAAACGCTGACGTTATGTGAGCGTTATTCGGGTCGCATATTACAACTATATCATCAATCATCTTGTTCTGGCATAATAAACTGCGTAAAGTCGTGGATTGAAACATCTCGAAACGCTGTCTCAAATTGTCTGTCATCGTTTTATGCCACGATTGATAATCAAAATATATTTTAAACAAATACTTTACTATTTGGCGCATATTACAGTTTCCTTAAATTTTACATCATTAAGAGTCAACCAATCGGCACCATACTCTTTGACCATATTATCCAACCAGTCTAATCGTGGAATTAACGCATGATGCATATGGACACATACAACCATTCCTTTTTCAAACGCTCTTATCACTTCTTTTTCGTGTCCAGAATATTCATTCTTCGGCACAATATCAAACGCTGACGCACAAAATATATCAGGAAATAAACTTCGGTTGTATATCCCAACGCCGCCTATCCTTAAAGAACGAAAAACCTTTTTCAATAAGACGTGCGTTTGCGGAGAACAATTCCCTCTCGGATAAGCATAATCTTTAACAGTAAATCCATGCTTTTTGAATTGCTCAAATCCCGAATATATCTCATCTCGCAACCACGCTTCCCATGATTCGTAAAAGTCATTATCTTTATCCGCTCTGCGCGGGTCATCAACAGGCAAGTGAACCGTTCCCGCTCTTCGATGATTAAATCCATGATGACCTATAAGCGACCCTAAATCTTGCAACTCTTTTAACATATCCCAGTCTTTTGTTGTCAACTTGTCATGGTTTGAGATATAAAAGGTTGCTTTTGCATCGCTCGGCAAAAACTCATACCACTCTTTAACGTGATAATCATCAAAGCACAATATTATTCCGGCATTCCCCATATTAAACCCTCCGTTTTTCGTTGTTTCATCAAATTCATGTCTTTAACTCTGAATGCTCTTGCGTCATCATGCGTTTTGTCTCGCTCATCCTTATAAAAAGCCGGATGTTTGTGTAATAACATTGCGGACGACAAATAAAAACGATGTAATTTATCTGCTAATGTGTGAACCTCTTGCGCCGCAAAGTGATAATACAAGGGACAAAAGACTTGACGTTTAGGGTATCGCTCTATAAACTTCTTTCCCACTAACGCCACACCCGCTGGATTGAATGAATGCTTGTCTTGACTCAATCCAACAACGCCATCATCATCAGGAAAATAATAATTGAAATCATTAAACGCCTTTTCAATAGCATTCTCATAAAATATAATGTCATCCGTTGCGTATAGCAAGCCGTCCGTCACATAGGGCATCGCATAATTTCGGCACACAACAGACCCGACATGCTGCGGATATAAACAATAAGTCAATTGTATTTTGTCATTCAATTTATCATAAGTCTCACCAAAGAAATTAAAACTCTTCTCATCACCGTCAAACACAACGACAATATCAACCAATTTCTCAATCTTGAATGATGTCATAATGCTATTAATGGTTCGATATAACTTGCTTAATCTATCACGTGTCGGAATAACAACTGTTATGTGTTTCATGTAATAACCCTCTTATATTGGCGGCTGGCTTGATAATGGACAATATGAGATTCGCTCACGTCTCCACCCGAATCAAATATATGACAATAACTCTTCGGCAATATATCAAACCCATTGCCGCCGCAAGCATTATAAATGCCTTGCAAAGTCTTTTGTTCCCACGTGTCCGGCATTGTTTCCGTTGTCTCTTTCCATGCCCGCATTATTTCAATGGCTTGCTCTGTATATGGAACAAACAACGTTCCGGTTAATAACTCCTTCGTTCCATCTTTGCGCAAACGGAAATGAGCAGATAGATTCTTTAAATTTCTCAACAATACCGGTCGTCTGTTTATAATAGCATCGGCATCAACCCAAACAATATCTCGCTTGTGCGTTATCAATTTATTTAAAATGAAGTCAACTTTATATCGCACGTTATTAATCCAACTTCCACGAGAATCAATTTCATCAACCTCGTGTCTTATTCCAAACGCTCTTAAACTGGCGATTAACTTTTTCGCTTCATTCTCATAACCGGTGCCTTTTGTGTAGAACGACACAAATAGCGGCATAAGCGGTTCCTCTTCCATGTCAATCAAACGCCGTTCAAATATATTAAGATTTGATTCCAAATTACAATTAATGACATCTTTACAGACTTCTTTTGGAATATATTTTTCAAACGATGACTTGAATTTATGATAAACAGATTCAGGTTGCACTATTGGATAACCATCATGAAACCACTTTTGGCGACTTCCGTCACCCTTCATGTCATATCCTAACAGATATATTGGTCTTGCGCCAAGCAACCACGCCAAATTTAATGCGGCAAATCCACTGTTTCCTCCACTTCCTATTCCATCCTCGAGCGAATAACTCCAAACTCTGTTGCCGGAACAACGAACTTGCAAGATGTCCGCAGGATAGAACATTCCACCTGTATTAAGCCATACTTTAAGTCCGTGCTTGTATGATATAAAGCGTTCTCTTGTTTCTTCTCCAAATTCTCCTTTTTCAATCCATGACCAAAAACGCCCATCCATAGAAAATATGATAGCAGGGTCTATAAATTCAAATGCTCTGTTAATACCGATGACCAAACTATTGCGCAACTTGCTCAAATCATATTTCTTAACAGATTCGCCGCCGCCTATGATATAACACGGATTATCCTTCCACATTCCATCGTGCAATATTTCAACGACATTTGAATCTGGTCGTTCTTTTTCTATAACCCTATATCTCGTTTTTACCGCTTTTATATCTCTTGATTTTGGCGTATTCTGTTGCGCCGTTTTTGATATTTGTAATATATCTTTTCTTGTTCTACTACGCATTATCTATCCTTTTTTCAAACAGAAAAGGGCGATGCCGATTTAATGACACCGCCCTTATTCTTTTTATCACGTTTTCATGGCATTACCGCAATGGGTATGTCCTTATGCAGATGAACAACGTTTGAACTGTTCCACATCACCGATAGCACCGCCAAAGCGCATCCACCCGACCGCAATGTCAGAATATTGCGTTTCCTCAAAGCGCGTGAATATGGTCAAATTCATTCTGTTTCCGCCCTTCGCTTTGATTTTCGGCAAACACACATAAAACTTATTCGTTGCCGAAAGCATCATCGTGAATCGCGGAACAACATTATACAGAACACCATTGAAATTCGCTCCGGCAAGAGACGCATTAAGCAATCCCAAAGCCCTCGTGATTCTCGCTCTCAACTGGATTGGAGCAAGGAGAACAAACTTGGAATTTGGCGTAATGCCATAACCCTTGTTGCGACAATCAGTCAATATTGCTTGACATGCCGCATTAATGGTTTCGATGTCCCTTATCGCCGCATAATTCGCATCGGTATTCGACAATGCGGCTGGAACCGGTGCTTGCCACGCCAAATTACAAGAATTTGGCAACGCTTCAATCAACGCATAGAACGCCGCCGCTCTGTCATACGCAGCACGATTGCGAAATGCAATGGCGTTATCTTCAAGCGTCCAATACTCTTTGTCGTCAATGAGCGTTCTGTCCCATTGCAAACCACCGCCATATTTTGCAAAATTGACGGTGATTTGCTCGCCCGCCATCTTTGCCAACTTCGCAGAACCGCCAACCGGAACCTCGACAAATGTGATTCCGCTCTCGACGTCAAGAATTTTAAAACCATTGCGATTCGAGCCTGTAAAATCACGAATGTCGAATATTTCCTCAAACGCAAGGTCATAATCCGGAGTTACGTTATACTTTTCAAGAATTTCAAGAACGGAAGCAGGAAAATCACCCGATTGTCCGAACTGTTGAATAGCCTTCTTGATTTCTTTATTCTCAAAAGGCGCGGACAAAAAATAATTTACCGCTCCCTCTAAAAGTTTGATACTGGAACGGTCGGCGAAATTGACCTTATCCCAATCTTTCACGATTCGTCCCTTAAACATATTGAATCACCCCTTTTCTTTACAAAACTGCAAGCATACCATCAAAACAACACTCGACCCATGTATCGCCAACCGCAGGCGTCTTGCGACAAATACCGCAAATAACATTACCGGAAGTTTCTCCAACAATGTCGCCGGTTCTTGGTTCATACGCAATGGGATAACCAGCAACAAATTCTCCGGTTGACGCAGCACACGGCAAGAGAATGATTGGCGCACGAACAATAGCCGTGACCAAACTATCCTTTGCGGCATCAGAAACAATCACCGCCACCGTATCACCAATTTTGACAACATCACCGGCATCATAACCGCCAGACGGAGCCTCGACATCAATCGTCCAGCAAGCATCTATGGGACAAAGCAGGCGGAAACCCTGCTCCACGCCATCAACAACTTCTGCCATAATAATCACCTCCAATTATCAGCGTTTGATTCGTTTTTTCTTTTTTTTATGACAAGGCATTTTCAAATCCTTATAATCAGGGAATCAGCGGATTATTCTTTGGGATTGTCAAGTCCGAATTTTCTTCATTTGACTGCTCTTCGTTTTTGTCATCATCTTTGTTCTGTTTTGTCTTTTGCTTTTTGCCAACAAAAAATTCGTATTTCTCTTCATAGTCTTTAATGGCATTGTTTAAAAACTGGTCAATTTCTATGGCAATTTTTTCTCGCTCAATCGTTGCGGGAGTAAAAGACAAAAACAACCTGTCTATGTAGTCTTTGAGTTTCGCATCATCAATCTTGCGCTCTTTCAATCGTTGTTCGAGAATAGGTCTTGATTCATATTTGTTCAACTTGCCAGTAAGTTCGACAACCTTTTTTTGTGTTTCTTCTTGTTCCTTTTTTATTTTGTCTTTTAACTCTTGCAACTCTGCTTCTTTACGCATTCCAAACCCTTGCGCATCATGCTTTGCCGCATTGACAATTTCGACAACTGTTCCATCAGATAAAAGAGATTCTTTGCCAAATAAATCCGATGGGCGCAACCCGCCAGCCTTGACAAATTCCCTCACGTCTTTAAGCGTGATTTCCATCTTGTTTTTCTCCTCTTCGGGATTTTCTCGGAACGCCTGCAAAGCACCTAATAGAGTCGCACCGGCAAAACCGGCACGCAACCGCTCCCCTTGCTTCGCAATGGCAATTCCAGTTAATTTCTCTATGTCTTTAACATAGGGACTTCCTGAATTATCAAACTCAATCAATGCGTCCGCTTCTATGGACGCTATATCATATTCGACATTTCGCTTTTCTGGTTTGATATAAACAGTCGCCAACGCTTTAAGAATGCCGTCTTGCTCAATCACTTTACCACCCACAACCTCACCGATTAACTCTCGTCCTGCATGGTCGTTTGTTGCGGCATGTCCAGAAAAGACCGGCAACCCGCTCTTAATACGGTCATAAACTTTGCGGACGGCGTCCTTGAAATATTGCAAAGATAGTCGTCCGCTACCGACCATTTTAGAATCAGCAACGCCTTCATGCGCAATGCAAAAAGTTTTAAACAACGGATGAGCGTCCTTCTCTTTAATCTCTTCCCACAAAGACGCTGGAATGGTTTCGAGAATTTCCTTGCTCGCCATTTGTTGTAATGATGCTTTGAAACGAAGTTTATTCATTCTGATTCTCTTCTGTTTCCATAAATCGCTTTAAGTATTCATTAGACGATGCCTGTTTCTCTGCTTCAATGCTTTTAATCTCTTCATCAACATTAATATCAGGGATTTTAGATATGATGGTCTTTTTCGACAAACAACCGGAATTAAACAACGGCAACCACTCTTGAACGATTTTGAGAACCTTGTCAGATGTCATAAAAGGCAATTCGACTTTGAACGAATTAAGGTCATACGGGGTTTCATGAAATTTGTCCGTAAGCATTTTTAGACAATCCCGCCCTAATTCTTCATAAAATCCAATCCATGCGTTTCTTGCTCGCTCCGTTGCGCCATAAACAAGGTCAACCAAACTATCCGCAGTCGCCCGATTAGACATCAAGTCGGGCATTCCCAAAAAGTGAACAGGAATACCGGAAACACTTGATATAATTTTGACTCGATATGTTATCTCATCCATGAGTGCGGACATGGTTGCGGCAGACGGAGAAACGAATATCATGTTCCCATTTGTAATAACCGCATTGCCGATTTTCCAATTCGTGGATTTAAGCGTAGCGTTTAATTCGGCGGCGGCATCGGCATCAGGAACCGTAAAGACCGGCGTGGGTCGTGAGAATAAGTTATTGATTTGACGCAAGTCATAAAAGCACTTATCAACGGCTTCAATATGCCCCAGCAAATATCCAACAATGGGAGCGGTTTCGTTTGGCGTTGTCAATCGTCCACCAAACTTCTGATATACAAACTCGCCCATATTCATTATTTCGTCTTTATTGGACTTTGAATCTGTATATTTGCATTGCTCATATATGTTATAATAATCACCGGTTATAATTTTATATTTATATTCCGAGTAGGGCAAATGAACGATGCGGATTGTCTTTTTGCTTGTTTCTTTATTTTCTTCGGGGACAAGACGAACCAATATGCGCCCTTCTATCTCGGCTTCACGAGCCAAAGCCTGTCCGACCTCGATGTCAATATTATTATATTCAAGAATTTGATTTATACGGTCAACGGCGGCTGTTTGCTTGTTATCTATCGGAACATATTTAAAACCGCTCCCATAAATAAAGGCGGCTCGCAGTTCAACGATTGCTTTGGTCAAATCGCATCCCCATTCGGCAAGTCCGTTGTATTTGCGAACGATTTCAGTTATTTGCGCTTCGGTTGTGTTGTATTGATTAGACGTTTCACTTTCAAGGCGTGTTCCCGATAACAAGGAATCAACTGTGAATTGCAATTCACGCACTTCTTGTTTGAGGCG